TAAAGAAGCAATCATTGACCTGTTAGATGGTCGTATGCAAGTTTCTGAAGCTCGTCTGTTAAACCGTATTTCTGGTGACTTATACCTTGACGGTACAGGCAATGGCGGTAAGAACATTACTGGTTTGGCTGCTGCTGTTTCAAGCACACCTACTACTGGTACTTACGGTGGTATCAACGCTGCTAACTGGACTTTCTGGCGTAACGTAGCTACAACTGGTACGACTCTGACTGCTGCTAACATCCAAGCTAAGATGACCTCGACTGCTATTCAATTAGTTCGTGGTACTGACAAAGCTGACTTGATCGTAGCTGACAATAACTTCTACTCGTTGTATGTTCAGGCTCTCCAAGCTATTCAGCGTATTACTTCTGAAGAAGCTGGCGCAAGTGGTTTTGCAAGCTTGAAGTTCTACGGTGGCGGTACTTCTGCTGATGTAGTATTAGGTGGTGGTTATGGCTCACAAGCTACAGCTAACACAATGTTCTTCTTGAACACTAACTACATCTTCTTCCGCCCACACAAAGAGCGTAATTTCGTTCCTATCGGTGGCGAGCGTCAGTCAATTAACCAAGATGCAATCGTTAAACTTTATGGCTGGGCTGGAAATCTTTGCACAAGCAATCGTTTCCTCCAAGGCATTTTGACTAACTAATCCATAGATAAGAAAGGAATATATCATGGCATATACAATTACCCCTTTAGCTGGTATTGACTTAGTGAATTTGGCTAATACCAATCCTAATTCGGCTGGCACATCAATCCCTACTATTGGCCCAGTTGGTGCTGAAGTATTTGGTTCTGATGGTTTTCGTTATGTTTTTGCACAAGCTGGCGCTGCTATTACTGCATCGACCACCACTTGTTCAATTAACGCATCAACATTTGTAGCTACACCTTCTGCTGGTACTTATTTAAGTCCAGCTACGGCTATGGCTTCAGGTGATTATGCTTGGTTCAGCAAGGCTTCAGTCTAAAAATTGAAGATGTTGTAAACAAGGGGCTATCTCAAAAGGGTAGCCCTTTTTTCTTTTTAACCCTAACTACTTAGGAGTATTACTATGGCTTTAGAAAGCGATGTTTCAAACCCAGATTCCCGTTTAGCAGTTAAATTTTACAAACGGGCAGTTGAAATACAAGACGAATCTGCTGCACAAGGCAGACCAATCTTTAAAGAGTTCGATTTTATTAGGATTTTAGTACCTGGAGATAATCTTACAGAAATTGACACTTATGTAAACGAAGGGCATAAAGCACGATTTCCCCAAGCATGGGCTAACTACATGAATAAGGTCGGTACAGATCAAAACTTTGTAGGTACGCCAATAAGTGAATGGCCTTTAGTAAGCCTGTCACAGTCCGAAGAACTTAAAGGACTTAAGTTTCATACCGTAGAATCTATAGCTAATTCGTCAGATCAGCAACTACAACGGATCGGCATGATTGCAGGTATGAGTCCCCATAATTTCAGGGATAAAGCCAAAGCTTTCCTTAATTTAGCAGCCGATTCAGCAGAAATTGATCAAAGAAACGCTGAACTTGCCCAATTAAAGAAAGAAAATGCTAAAATCAAGCAAGAAACTGATGCGAAACTAGCCGAAATGCAAGAGCAAATGGCTAATATACTTGCGGCAGTTGCGGATAAAAAACCCCGTAAGCCAAGAGTCGCAAAGGAAATCTAAATGTCATCAACGATGCTTCAACTCGTGCAACAGGTAACTGGCGAGCTAAATCTATCTGTTCCTACCTATGTAATTGGTAATACATCTCAGGATGTTCAACAAGTATTAGCCTTGATGAACGGTGCTGGATATGAATTAACCAAGGAATATGATTGGCAAGCGCTCGAGAAGGAGTATCGTTTTTACACCCAATATGTCGCTACAACAGGCAATACAACGGCTAATTCGTATGTTATTACGGGTATACCCTCAACTACTGGTTTAACGACTCAATATTCAATTACAGGTACATCTGTTAATCAGGATACCTATGTATCTACAGTAGATTCAGCAACCCAAGTCACAATGAGCCAAATGGCTTCTACAACGACTTCTGGCGGTACGGTTAACTTTAGCCAGACTATTTATAACCTTCCAACTGACTTTGAAACCATTACAGATCGCACTCAATGGAATAAATCTAAGCATTGGGAGATGCTTGGCCCTGAAGATGCTCAACAATGGCAATGGTTAAAGTCTGGTTATATCTCAACTGGCCCTAGGGTTCGTTGGCGTATTCTAGGTAATACCTTTCAAATCTGGCCTCCAATGACCACAACCGAATATCTCGGTTTTGAGTATCGTTCTAAGGGTTGGGCGTTATCTGCTACAAATGTAGTAAAAAACAGTTTTACTGCTGATACCGATACGACCTTTTTTGATGACCGAATTATGGTCTTGTATACAAAGCTCAAGTATTTCCAAGTTAAATCTTTTGATACTACTGCGTTGCAACAAGATTATCAGCGTTATCTCAGTATTGTTAAAGCCAACGATAAAGGCTCTGCAACCTTGTCTTTTGCTCCATTCCCAAGCAAGGTATTGATTGGCTACGCTAATATTCCTGATACTGGGTATGGTTCGTAATGGCTGTTCCACAGAAATTTACTGCTAAAACTGCCTCTATTCCTTCCCCAATTGGGGGTTGGAACGCTAGAGATTCTTTGGCGCAAATGGCCCCAACGGATGCGGTTCAATTAGTTAATTTCTTTCCTACTCCTACGGATGTAACCCTTAGAAGCGGTTACACCAAATATTCAGTAGGTATTACTGGCGAAGTAGATAGTTTAATGAACTATGCTGGCAAAACTTCCCAGACCTTATTTGCTGCGGCTAATACAAAGATATATAACTGCAATACTTCAACGGCTACAGAAGCATTTACAGGAATTACAAGCGCCAAACTTCAACATATTAACTTTTCTAACGCTGCTGGTAATTTTTTAGTAGCTTGTAATGGATCAGACCCCACATTAATCTATAACGGTACGGTTTGGTTTAAAGTAGCTACAACTTCTACTGCCCAGACAATTAGCTCAATTGTGCGTACAGGTACTTTAGCCACTTTAACTACGGCTGCCCCGCATGGTTTAGTAACAGGCAACTATGTCACTATTTCAGGTGCTACGCCTAGTGGTTTTAACGGTAGTTATGTTATTACCGTAATAGGAACATCAAGTTTTAACTACACAATGGCAACAACCCCAGCAAACAACGCTACAGTTGTTGGAAGTTATGTAGTTTCAGGCATTACTGGAGTAGATTCTTCAACTTTTATTAGCGTAAACCTATTTAAAAATCGACTTTATTTCACTCAGAAAGATACCCTTAAATGCTGGTATTTGGGTGTAAATGCTATAACTGGCCCTGCTGCGGCCCTTGATTTTGGGGGTATTGCTCGTAGTGGTGGTTTCTTACAAGCAATGGGAACATGGACTTTAGATGCTGGTCAAGGCGCAGATGACTATGCTGTATTTGTTACTAACATGGGTGAAGTTATTGTCTATAACGGTACAGACCCTACAGATGCCGCTACATGGGCTTTAAAAGGCGTATGGCAATTAGGTCAGGTCTTTAGTCGTAGATGTTTTTTTAAATATTCTGGCGATATATTGCTGTTAACCCAAGACGGTTTAGTTCCCCTAGCTTCTGCTTTGCAATCAAGCCGCCTTGATCCTAGGGTTAATTTAACCGATAAGATTTACTTTGCTGTAAGCCAAGCTGCAACAGATTATGCTGAAAATTTTGGCTGGCAGATTAATTATTTTGCTTCCCAGAATATGTTGATTTTAAACATTCCAATAACGGCTGGCACAGAACAATATGTAATGCACACCATTACTAAATCATGGGCAAGGTTCATTAACATACAGGCTTATTGCTTTGAAGTAAGCGGTGCTACAGGTATGTATTTTGGTAGCGATGGATTTGTAGGTAAATTCTGGGATTCTAACGCTGATAACGGTGGCAATATTACCGCTACGGCTCAACAGGCTTATTCCTATTTTGACTCGCCTGGACAGCTTAAACGCTTTACCTTAGTACGCCCTATTCTACAAACTACGGGTGGCGTACCGACTGTTTTATGCGGTTTAAGCGTAGATTTTGATACTCAAAGCCAATTAGGTGCGGTTAACTTTAACCCTAGTATTTTAAGTACGGGACTTTGGGATGTAGGCAAATGGGATAATGCCCTTTGGGGCGGTGGATTAGTAACTACAAAGATTTGGCAAGGTGTTACTGGTTTAGGCTTTGCAGGCTCAATTAATATAAATGTTGCATCGCAAGGTATTGATTTGCATTGGGCTTCAACGGACTATGTTATGGAAGCAGGTGGTGTTCTTTGATTGTTTATGAAAATCAAGAATATTTAAGAACTTGGGCTGGATTTTCTAATAATGAGTATTGCATTGGAAATGTTATAAATGATGAATTAAAGGCAGTAGTTTTATATGGCGGTTTTTCAGGTAAATCCTGTCAAATCCACATAGTAGGGAACGGAAGTCATTGGATGAATAGGGAATTTTTGTTATAGGCGTTTGATTTCCCCTTGAATAAGTTGGGACTACAGG